TTAAAGAATTCAACGCAGTAACTAACCCAAAGTTCACCAAGGACCTGAACCGGGTTAGCTTGTGATGCAAATTGGAAAGTTCCAATATCATACAGTCGCAAGTCTTGCCCAAGAGGAGGGGCACCTTTGCGGACATAAAGTTGATTCAACACCGTTTCACCTTTGGCACATTCAACACCGTGAATAAGAGCGTTTGTCGGTTTGACTGACACTGCAAATTCACTGTTTTCCATTTCCTGTTTCGTGTCATATGGTGCGGCGTTGGCGTTGTAATTCGTCGCCATGACAACGACACCCGGGGAACCGGCCGTCACAAAATCAGTTATGAGTGGTCTAAACTCAAAAATGATGCCATGGATCTTATATTGCTGATAATTCTGAGCAATAGTACTCAACCATGGAAATGTTTTACTGTTTCCAGGATTAAGAGGATAAGATCGATTAGAAAAAGTGGTAGTTCCAGTGATGTCCCCAAGATATTCTCTGTGACAGACCAGATTCGTAGCATGAGAGGTACTGAATTGAGGAATTTGTTTAGAGTTGGTGAGGACGTTGTACTCTGGAACAGCGCCGGTGAGTGTGTAATCGCCACTTCCAAAGATGGAGCCAATACCTGATCCCAGGAATCTACCAGCACCTTTGAGAAACGGCATATTAAACATCTGCCCAAGTGCGTTGCCGGCGATCGCTCCCGCATCACCAAAAGGTGTTGCGGGTTTACGTGCCACAGCGCGTGTTTGTTGTTTTGTTTTGATCGTTTTACGGCCGATCTTCACCTTCCTTTTAGTTTTGTTTGCCATGTATGGGATGCCCTAGGCTTGGGGACTGTGCATCATGAGGGACCGATAGTTGGTTGGGTCCGTGCAGTCTCTTGGCATTTTGGTTAGCACTGTTTATCAGTTTTGGTCCATTTAACCCTCATAACCCCATGCATTGTAAGGCCATGCAAGCCGGAAGTTTGATGTGTTTGTATCGCAGTGTGATTCCGCACGCCCCCATTATTGACTACATTGGGCAGGTTCGTCAATCCTGTACAACATTATGGCAGGTATTCACCATCGGGGAATGGTTACATCTTTTCCGCTAGTTGCTGTTACCCAATTGGTGTTACGTTCCCATACGCAACACCGGGTGTGGAAGTTTCCTGACCACCTTAGACAGTGTGTGGTCTACTTCTTCGTGCTCAAACATTTCTTCTTGGATGTGTTGTATTGCCGGTTCGACTCCGAAAGCTTTCCAGTACGAGTACCTAGAATACCAATGAGGTTCACGGTATCCATTATCTGGCAGTCGTTCGGAGAGTATTTTCATACCGCTCCAGCTGTAGTCTTTGTCAAATGCAGTTTGTGACTGTTCGATAAAAACCTGGTAATACTTTTGTAACACAGGTATACCACTGGTCAATTTCAAACCACACTCACCGACAGAACGCATCCACTTGCGTGCAAATTTTTCATTGTTTAGTGGGAGCATCGAGGTGCAATCCTTGTCAAACGAGTTTTCAATGTTTCTAACCATGATATACTCGTTTAGACTCAATGCAACAGGACGACTCTGACAAAACTCTATCTGCTCGAGGTTTGCTACTGGTGCCTCACAAACCATGTTGAATCCGAATTGGAGACAATGTGGATAAATTGCTTGAAGCAATCGCTGGTGGGTGGAATGTTCACAAATAATGACACCATCATCTCCGTCATTGATAAACTCAAAGTCAACATTGAGTTCACAACGGAGTGCCAGCATCATGGAACACATCAATAAAGTGTTGCCCAACGCTGTGTTAACATCACCGGACATCCTTTTGCCAATGATCTTACATTTTAATTTGCCGTCGGGTGCACGTCCTACCAACCGATTAACCAACTGGTGTTTGAGGAGGTTGTTAAACTTCCTGAGGTTTTGACCTCGATAATATGTTTTGTAAACCATATGTTCAAACTCCAATGCATCGACGCTGACATGCTGGTCGAACCGACTAGCGTCAAC